TAAATGTTGGATCATCAGGTACATACTCAAATTGATCTTCTGGACAATAGTTTTCTATTGAGTCTGGATCATTCCAGTTAATGTACTGGTCGATGTTGTTGTTAATTCTTTGCATTGTTAATAGAAATTAGTAATGTACTCTTATAGTGTTGCATATAATCCAACAGGTGTCAACAAATTAATTTTAGATATTGCGATTTACTCTACATTTCTCTATATTATGTTTAATTTTATTTATTTTTTATGACACTAGCAACAGTAAATCCAAAAACTATTGTTGTTGGTGTTACAGATTCTGGTCATCGCTGTAATGAAGATCATCATAATTACAATGGTCGCATTACACAGGTGATTGTAGATGCACTACGAGAGCTACATGAAGACTATGGTATTGGCTATGGTTGCCTTTCCATAATGTTTGGTATCTCTCGTGGTTACATAGCTCAAATTTGCCGTTATGAAAAAAGAGTCTCCTATGCAACTCGCTACAAAACAATCCAAGTTAGGTAGACCAACTGAAAAAGTTGATCCTATTGAAGCTTCTAAAATTTGTGAGTGGATTGCTCATGGTAAAACTTTGAGGGAATATTGCCGTAAAAAAGGAAGCGTTCAATGGAGAACTATTTATAAATGGTTAGATAAAGATGAAGAGTTTCGTACAGCCTTCGCACGAGCGAGGGATACAGGCTGTGAGATCTTGTTTGAAGAGTGTTTGGAGTTAATTGATACTCCTCCTGTTTATTGTGGCTCTGACGGCAATGAGAGGATAGATCCAGCGTTTATTAACTGGCAGAAAAACAGAGTTGAAACTCGTTTTAAAATGCTTTCTAAATTTAATCCCAAGCGTTTTGGAGATAAATTAGGAGTTGATGCAAAAGGAGATATTAGTCTGACCATTTCAACAGGCGTTCCACAAGTGTAGAGCAGACGTTGATAACACTCGATTACACACCTCGATCTTGGCAAAGAGAATGCCATATAAAGAAACAAAGGTTTAGCGTTTACGCATTGCACAGGCGATCAGGCAAGACAGAACTGGCAATCATGGAGCTAATAGATAAGGCCATGAAGACAGATAAAGAACTAGGTATGTTTGTGTACATTGCACCGTTCCTGAGACAGGCAAAAGCGATTGCATGGGCAAGATTAAAACAAAAGATAGAACCATTGCGTAGAACGTCTGTAATCGACATAAACGAGGGTGAACTATCGGTCAGGTTTAAACATAATGGTGCGATTATCAGATTGTTTGGTGGTGACAATCCAGATGCTTTACGAGGAATGCGACTTGATGGTTGTGTGATAGATGAGGTAGCTCAGATAAAGAACGAGCTATGGTCAGACATAGTCCAGCCAGCACTGTCAGACCGTCTAGGTTGGTCATTGTTTATTGGTACACCACAAGGTATTAACTTGTTCTCTGAGTTGTACTACAAGGCTGTAAACGAAGAAGGATGGACGTCTGCTAGATACACAGTGTTTGATACAGATAGCTTGCATCCTGATGAGGTAACTCGTCTTAAACGAGACATGAGTGAGACATCGTTTGCCAGAGAATATCTATGTGACTTCTCAGCACAAGGTGATGACCAGTTAATTGCATTGGCAGATACCGAAGATGCAGCCAAGCGCATATACCAATCAGACCATGTACGATTGTTCCCCATAATCCTTGGCATCGACCCTGCAAGGTTTGGTGATGATCGTTCTGTAGTGTTCAGAAGGCAGGGCAAACAAGCATTCAGACCAGTTGTATATCGAGGTATAGACAATATGGAATTAGCGTCACGAGTAGCCAATCTGATAGAGCAACATAAACCAGATGCAGTGTTTTGTGATGCAGGTGCAGGTAGTGGCGTAATCGACAGACTAAGGCAATTGTCATATGACGTAATCGAAATACCGTTTGGTGGCAAGGCAATGAAACCAGAGCAATACATCAACCGTAGAACAGAGATGTGGTGGTTAATGAAGCAATGGATAGAAGAAGGAGGTGCAATACCAAACGATGTGGCCCTCAAACAAGAGTTAGCAACACCAATTTATTGGTACGACAATGTAGGTAGGCGTGTATTGGAAGGTAAGGATCAGATAAAAAAAAGATTGCAGGGTGCAGGGTCACCAGATTTAGCTGATGCATTAGCATTAACCTTTGCCCTCCCAGTAGCCAAGAAAGTACCAGAGGACATATACATTAAAAGACGTAAAGAAGCCACACAGAAAGCTGATTATGACCCATACACAAGAATCTAACTTTGTCCGTGTAGCACATGGTCTAGATGTAAAACCATTGCTTAAATTATTGGATGCCAAACCTGAGTTATGGAAAGAAATAACAGCAAGGCAAAAGTTTACTGGGTCACCACACAAAGATACAGAATCGATATACGTCAGAGGGCCATACAAAATGAGTCATTACTACGTCATATGGGATACAGGATCATACGACTACCCATGTATGGAATATTTAAAACCTGCATTAGTGCCATTAATGCGACCAGTGCTAGAAAAACTAGAAGTTAAGGACATGGGAAGAGTAGTTATTGTTAATTTAAAACCCAGTGGCCATGTAACCAAACATAATGACCAAGGATTCTATGCAGATCACTATTCTAGGTTTCATTTAGTGTTGCAAAGTAATCAATGGTGTAGCCAAACTTGCGGAGATCAGAAGCAAAAGTTTGAGGTAGGTGACGTTTGGTGGTTTAACCATAAAAAACTACACACTGCGGACAATGTTGGCATGACAGACAGAGTACATATAATATTTGATTGTGTAACTAAATACTTTTCTATGGAAGGCGTGACCGTAACTGACAAAAATGCAGTTACATTTAACGAATGTGGAGTAGTTAATGATTGACATCAAACTAGCCACAGTTGACGAGATGTTGGCTCAAGCAAATATTTTGTTTGAAGAGCATTACGAAGAGATTGCTCGTAACAAACAAGTTATGAAACTTAAGCCAGATGAAAAGGCGTATCGAAACATGGAGCAGATGCGTCAAATCTTTATCTTTTCAGCTAGGCAAGATGATGAATTAATTGGCTATTCTGTTAATTTTGTTGTTAATCATCCACATTATGCTGATCTTAAGTTAGCTCAAAACGATCTCTTGTTTATCAAGAAAGAATTTAGAGGTAGCAGAGCAGGTTTACGTTTGATTAAGGAAACAGAAACCCATGCAACATCACTCGGATGCAAATTAATGCTATGGCACGCCAAAGAAAACACCACTTTAGCTGCTATCTTGCCGAGACTAAAATATGGTGTGCAAGACATTATTTATTCCAAGGAGTTATGACATGGCAGTAGCAGCAGTTGTAGGTGTTGTAGGCGCAGCAGGTGTTTATGTAGCAAACAAAAGTGCTAACGAACAAAAACGAGCGCAAGACAGAGCATTACAAGAACAAAGAGCAGCTAACGAGCAAGCTAGAGAGCAAGCAACAGCAGAAGCAGAACGTGCTGACATTGAATACAACAGAGCAGTACAGAAACAACCAGAAGTAGAAGCAATTGTAAGTAGAAGTGAACAGGCTGCAAAAGCTGGCCCTGCTGCAACGGTGTTAACTAACAATAGAAAAGCAGATGCAGGTACTAGAGGACAGCAAACAAGAGGAATGGGTGGTGGTAGTTTATTAACAGGTGGTTATGGTGTAGATCCATCAGTATTGAATTTAGGTGGCAATACTTTATTAGGAAGTTAACCTATGAAAACAAAAAAAGAAAAATTAATAACAAGGTGGGGTCATCTTAGATCTGAAAGGGCAACGTGGTGGTCACATTGGCAAGAAGTAACAACATATTTATTACCAAGGAACGGACGTTATTTTCAGCAAGATAGAAACAAAGGACATAGAAGACATAACTCGATATATGACAATACTGGTACAAGAGCATTAAGAACATTGGGTGCTGGCATGATGGCTGGTGCTACATCCCCTGCAAGACCGTGGTTTAGGTTAGGAACTGCTGATCCTGAGTTAAATAGCTACGCTCCTGTCAAATTATGGTTGTCAGATGTTACAGAACGTATGCAATTAGTGTTTCAAAAATCCAATACATACCGAACATTACATGGAATATACGAAGAACTTGGAGCATTTGGTACGGCTGGCTCTATTATCCTCCCCGATAGCAAAAACGCTATACATCATTACCCTGTAACCATTGGAGAATATGCAATAGCAACAGATTATCAGGGCAGAGTTAATACTTTGTACAGAGAATTTCAAAAAACAGTAGGAGAAGTGGTAAGAGAGTTTGGATATAACAAATGTTCAACGTCTGTTAAGAATCTGTACGACAGAGGTTCACTAGATCAATGGGTTACATTAGTTCATGCGATAGAACCAAGAGATGATAGGGATCGTGACTACAAAAAAAAGGACAATATGAACATGGCATACAAGTCTTGTTACTTTGAAACAGGTAGTGATGGCGATCAAGTGCTACGAGAAAGCGGATTTAAAGAATTTCCGGCAGTTGTACCTAGATGGGGCGTGGCAGGTGGCGATATTTATGGCAATTCACCCGGTATGGAGTCATTAGGTGACATAAAACAGCTACAACATGAGCAGTTACGCAAGGCACAGGGCATTGATTACCAAACAAAGCCACCATTGCAAGTACCTAGCTATATGAAAAACAGAGATGTAGACAGTTTGCCGGGTGGGGTTACGTTTATTGATGGGGCGCAGGGCAAAATTGAGACAGCATTTAACGTAAATCTTAATTTACAACACCTG